TAACGTTTTTCATATTTGCTATAATATGAAAAACGTTACAGGAATCAATTATGAAAAATTATGAAATTGAAATTACAGAGCTAACCTCTTTTGCTTCGCTTGTTTGTCCAGAGACTGGGGATGCAGCGAGTTATGTTAAGACTACTAACACCCTTAAATGGATACCTAAAGGTTCTCAAGACTTAGAATATGACTTGCCGTGTAGGGATCTTTTTTCTGCCTTAGATATTTTCAATCAACTTCTTAATGATGTTTATGGTTCCGGTTTTTCTCATGGTGGTAAAAGACCAGGCGCGGGTAGGAAAAAGAAAGAACCTACAAAGGCAGTTAGATTGAATGGCCAAGAGGAAAAGTTTTTAAAATTTATTCGTGATAAAGGTATTTTGCAGGATTTAATTTTGGAGTACGGGCTTTAATTTAACTTGGCGACAGCCGCAAGCGAAGCGGAACCAGAAATCTAACAGACGTGTACCATTTCAAGGCTGCACGTTTTTTGTTAGTAAACTCTATTTTAATTCGCCCCTTGATAAACCAAAAAATGTTTGAATTGTTAGAAATGCTTAACTTTGTTACTGTTAAGTTTCAAGTTATCTTGATTGGTTCTAGCGGTACTGCTAGAATTTGGACATAAGAAAACCCGCACGAAGCGGGCTTAACTATTAACTGAACCGTGTAATATCTTAGCTCACTCGCCAAAGTATCTAAGACTTACCAATAGGCTACAAAATGAATTTTAAGACAGAACACCAAGTTTTACAACAGCAATCAAAGGCAAACTTTGACGCATTAGGGGGGAGCCGCATCGCGGAGGGTTCCCTAAGCGGACAAAGTTCGCTCTTGGTAGATACACGAACTTACGAGACTGGCACCGACAATTCTTTTTTTATTTTAAAAAAATCATCATCTTATAAAATACTGTTAGATAAGCAAACAGGTGAAACAGTACAAGTTGAGATTGACGGAAAAAGTGATTATTCGGTTGTAAAAAATACAGCTGAAAATAAATTCAATTCACTTGAAAAAGGTTACAAATTATTAGATGAAGCAAGTAAAACGCTTTGGTCAAAGTCTAAAGGTAAACACCAACACAGAACTTGTAAGTGCAACAAGGTTCGTATTGATTCAAATGTTAATGTCTTAAAAGATGATTCAGGCCGTACTTTCTTTGGCGGTCTAATGCAATGCGGTAGTGTTTGGACTTGTCCAATTTGCTCAAGAAAAATTAATGAGTTTAAAGCCGCAGATATGCGTAAAGCTTTTACTGGCGCTTCTGATAAAGGCCATAATATAGAGCTAGTTACTTTTACTTTTCCACACAGTATTAACCAATCACTTAGTTCAAACCTAAAAAAATTAACTGCTGCAAGGCAAGATTTTTGGCGTAGCGCTACAGTAAAACGTTTTCGTTCTTCTGGTTATATTGGTCGTATCGATTCTTTTGAAATTACTTATGGCCGTAACGGTTGGCACCCACATGTTCACGCTTTAGTTTTTAGTGATGGAACAGCTACAGCAAAAAGTAATAGCTACTTATTAACGCGTGAATGGGTACGCTGTTTATTCAAGCATGGTTTAGCAAATGCGCTTGATATGAAAGGCATTGAACGTTCTTTAGATGTTAGAGATGGTTCAAAAGCGGGTGAGTATATTTGTAAATTCGGTAGTGATGGTGAGTCTAAATTAGTTAAAGATGGATCTAAATCTGTTCATTGGGATATGGCTGACGAAGCAACAAAGGCACATATTAAGACTGGCCGTAAAGGTAGTGTTACTCCTTTTGATATGTTACGTATTTCAAGTTCCACTGTTGATGATAAAGAACGTATTCATTATAGAACTCTTTTTAGAGAATATGCTTCATGTATGAAAGGCAAAAGCCAAATTAGGTGGTCGCGTGGTTTAAGAGATTTTTATAATGTTGGTGAGCAGTTAACAGACCAAGAAATAGTTGAGCTTCAAGAAGAACGCGCAACACTTAAAGCTGTAATTACCAAAACTGAATGGTCACAGCTAATAAGTTTAGAGGTTAATGGAACTGAATCTGTTAGAACTACTTTGAGATTTTTAGCTTCTTTAAATACAAAGGGAACTATTGAACATCATTGTATAGCTCAATATATATATGACCGGACAGAGCAAACAGTTTCTTTTACTGAATATTGCAAAGGCTTTTATTTAAGAAATGATTTAGTTGAGTAACTTTTGTAAATATTCACTTTTAATTCACAAAAAAAGCCGATAATAAATACCGACTTTGTTTAAGTTATCCATTGGCCTCTTTCGTTGGTAGCGGATAGGCCTCTGGCTCTACAATATGATTTATTAAAAAATCTATCCCTAAATTAAGCTTTTTCGCCAGTTCCTCCAACTGGGTAATTGTTTCCATGTTTAGTTTTATGTTCACTAATAACTCTCCGTATCATTTCCGATGTGTATAAAATTTTTCCTTCAGCTGCCGAAGCTTCCAACGCCCACTTTTTTAATTGTTCGTTATCTTCTTTAAAAATATTTGCTTTAGTCGTTTTTAACTTGTCGCTCATTTCTTGACAGCCTTATTATTTGTGTACTACTATCACCGCTAGTACCGGTATCGCTAGTGATGGTGCTTTATGACAAACAATAGATTTTAATCAGGATTTTGCAAAATGGCTAATAAATTCACTCTTATAAGCGTTCAACACGGTGTTATTGAAGATAACAACCAAGAATACGCTAGTTTAAAAGTTTTACAGGACGGCCTTGACCAAAGAGAAGGTTATATAGGTCTTAAAGTTGGTAAGTTCAAAATTAAAGACAGAACAATTGCCCAAAAGCTAATAGATCAGGTCACTACTTTACCAGCATCAATTGAATTAACGACTGAAATTGACTTCGGTGCTGGTGACAAGATGGTGCCAATTGTTACAGATTTCAAAATGTTAGAAAAAAAGGCTATCTAACATGCAATGTATTTATTTGAATGCTGATGGAACATTAACACCAACAACGGAAACTTTAGAAGCGTGTAGTGGTTATGTGCTTGTGCCTAGTTCTGATGCTGCAAGTTATGTCAATAGCATTCAAATAACGGCTCTTGATATTGGAGAGTCTTTCACTTGGGGCTTTGGCCTTATTATATTTTTTGGGTTTCTATCTTACAAAGTAAGAATTGCCCGTATGGTTATTAATAAACTTTAAAGGAAATCACATGACTGAAATATTTGCTGCTGTTGACATGGCTGGCGTTGCAACTTTCGTTGGCGCTACTGGTGTTCTAATTGTTGGTGTTGCACTAGCTTACAAAGGCATTAGTTTAGCAAAACGTGCTGTAAATAAAGCATAAGGAAAAATAATTATGGGCGGCCTAATTGTCGCCCTTATCTACACAATTTGTGCATTGATAGGGGCTTTAGCAGGTTTTATAGTTTGTAAGAATTTCGGTTGGGGATAATATCCAATGAAAATTTTAATGTATACACTGGCGCTTATGAGCGCTTTTTTTGTTTTTAAATCCCATGCTGATACAGAAGTACCAGAAGGTTATCCTTCTAATTATATTTACCCGCCAATTCCTGCGGAAACAGAAAAAATTTACGTACTTGAATGTAAAGTTGGCTCAACTACTCATAGTTTAGAAAACCCAGATGTTTCAACTTTAAAATCTCAATGTATGTCTTTAGCTAAACCTATATCTAGTTCAGATGGTTGTAGTTACACTCCTAAAAATGAAATACTTAACCCGTTTGTTCAAGGTAATATTTCCTTTCGTTCAAAAAAATCAAATGATGATGCAGTATGTAAGGGGCATCAACAAATTTATTATAAATGGCGCTCTTCTAAAACTGGCCCTGAATCTTGCCCACCTAAAGACAATCCTGATTTTGATAATCCTATTATATGGCCTGCTGGTTCTGAAATTTTGAATTGTGCAAAATTGAAAGATTTAACTGAACCAGAGCCAGAACCAGATGATAAATGTGATGAATTTGGTAATAACTCAATGCTTCCACCAAAATCAGGAGTTGGCCAAGTGGGGCAGACAGCTTGTTATACAAACCCAGCCACAGGTTTACAATGTCAATACAAACAAGGCGGTGATAATTTTATCGCTACTGGTAAAACTTGTGATGGTGATGAAAATGATTATGGAGACAAGCCTACACCAGAACCGCCTAAAGATGGTGGTGATGATAATTGTTACAACTACGGCTCTCAAGGTCAGGTTTTAATTTGTGATGTTGATCCAAATGAGGGTTGTAACCCATTACTTATTAATGGTGAGACACAATATCAATGTCCAGCAGGTTGCGGCTCAATGGATGGTGTTTACTTCTGTACTTATGATGATATAGACGGTGATGGCGTACCAGATGATAAGAACCAAAACGGCGTACCAGATAATGAAGAAACGTGTGTGAACGGTCGCTGTACTCCAAATACACCTACAGATGGTACTGGAGGTGAAACTCCTACACCAACTCCTGAAACCCCAGATATGACAGAAACCAACAACAGATTAGATGCAATAAAGGGTGAGTTAGGTTTTATAGGTGGAAAGATTGATACATCAAATAAAAAATTAGACGGTATAAATTCAGGTATTCAAGGTCTTAAAGGCGAGCAAAAAGCCTCAAATTCTTTATTGGGCAGCATTTCCAATTCAAATGAGCAGATTAGAAAAAACACAGGTTTTACAGCTGATAATACAGGCGAGTTATTAGACTCATTTAATGAGTTCAAAGAGGGGTTTGGTGAAACTGATATAGAAGGAACTTTTGATCCATCAGGCTCTGCAAGTTTTTATGAATCAGAATATGAAGAAGGCTTTGAAGGTGTATGGAATGAAAAAAGTTTAGAGTTCAAGCAAACTGAAACTTTTAATTTTTTACAGCAATTTGCTTTTAATTCAGGTGGTAGCCCCCCTGATACTCAAATGTGTTTTAATTTAGGCTCACATATGGATTTCGGTTGCGCAGAGTTACCAACCCCAAGTCCTCAACTACTAGCTATTTTAAAAGTCTTTATTTTAATTACCGCTGCCTTTCTTTGCCGCGCTTTGATATTTGGAGGTTAGCATGTTGGATTGGTTAGCAGAAACTTGGAATGATTTTCAAGAATTTCTATACAGCATAGTTTTAACAATTCAGTCAATTTTTAAAGATATGGGTATTTTCTTCTTTGAAAGTTTTTTAGATATATCGCTATTGGCCATTAACGGCTTAGATAGTTTTTTTGCAGGTTTGGATATAGCAAGTCACATAAATTCATTACCGCCAGAGGTTAGCTATTATGCTTCGGCATTAGGTTTATCACAGGCAATGAGCATGATAATTGTTTCAATAACTATAAGAATGTTACTGCAATTAATACCATTTGTACGTTTAGGGAGTTAAATAATGATACACGGCATTTCAGGAAAAACGGGCGGCGGCAAAAGCTATGAAGCAGTAGTAAGACATATAATTCCTACAATTACTGAACATAAGCGAAAAGTTGTAACTAATTTACCTTTGAATGTTGATCACTTCTGTTCAGTTTACGGTGAATACTGCCGTGAACTGATAGAGGTTGTAGATGGTGAATTTCATAACTATGGGGGCGAACGACCATTCGCCAAAAAGGAACATTACTTACAGTTTGAAAACTGGAAAAATGAAAATGGAAATAGAGTCTACTTTTTTATAGATGAATGTCACTTAGCTTTGCCAAGTGGTGGTTGTGACAAAGAGGTTAAACAGTTCTTTGATATGCATAGGCATTATGGATTCGACATAATGCTGATTACGCAAAATTTCAGAAAGGTAGATAGAGATATACGTGACTTAATAGGCAACCACTACCGAGCTATCAAAAAGTCTATGATGGGCCAAGATGATAAGTATATTTTGAAAGTACATGATGGTTCATCAGCAACTAATGCAACAGTAGTTGCTAAACACGAACGTGATTATGAAAAGAAGTATTTTAAATTTTATCAGTCGCATACTAAAAGTGACCAATCTATAAAAGAAGCAGCACCGGCTGATGTAAAGAAATGGTATGACAATTGGTTCATTAAAGGGTCAGTTGTTTTTATGGTTGTTGCAATGTTTTTGCTTTATTTAGGTTTTAAGCAGCAAGCCGATAAAAAAGCAGCTATTGAAGAAAGTAAACCGATAGTTCAGCAAAGCGCTCCTGTTTCAAGTCAAGCTTTGCCGCCCGTTCAGCAATTACCGCCTGAGTTTTTAAAGCAGCAAGCAGAAGCTCAAAAAATTATTGATGAACGTGAGCGAGAGAAAGAAGCCGAAGAAAAGAAACACCCTTTCCATAAGGTTGCTTTACATATTGCTGGCTGGGCTGAGTACACTGAACTTGGCAAGCTAACTAAGAATTATTATTTTAGCGCTACACAAAATGGACAGCATATATTTGAACTTTCTTTAAGGGATTTAACGCTTGCTGGCTATTCTGTAATTGTACGCTCTAGTTGTTCTATAGAGATTTCGTATAAAAAGTATCATGACTTTTTAACGTGTGACTCTCCACGCATAGGTGTTTTTGATGAAGCACCCGAAGAATTGACCAATTAATAACTTTGAAACTTG